GTTGTATATGATGCTGAATTAAACCCAGTTTTAGATGGAGAGTTTAGTGCTGAAGGTAGAAAGTATTATACAGACAACACAGGTACAATTACAGAAGTTGAGGTATTAGAAGCAGAAGAAGTTGAGAAACTTAAAAAAGAGGAAGAAGAGGAAGTTAAAATGGAAGAAGTTGAAACAGAAATTGTTGCTGAGGTAATGATTGTAACAGAAGACATTGCTGAGGAAGTTCTTAAACCAGTTGAAGAAGTAGATGTTGAAGCTCTAAAAGAGAAGATTGCTACTTTAACAGCAGAAGTTGAAAAACTTACAGCACAACAAGAAGCTGTTTTAACAGAGAATGTAGAATTGAAATCAATGGCTGCATCAACAAAATTGAAAGCAGAAGTAAAAGGTGTTTCACCAATTACAATGAAAACAAAAGAAGTATCTACAGATAGCACATTAGAGGCATTGAGTAGAATAACAAAAAAAAATAATAAATAATAATGGCAACAACACAAACTATCAACTCAGCATTTAATGGTGCATTGGCAGGAGAAATCTTTGTTCAAGCATTTAAGAAAGCTGATACAATCTCTCAAGGTGCTATCACTGTATTACCAAATGTTATTGGTTCAGGTTACTTACCTAAACTTGGTTACACAGCTGGATTAGCTGCTTATTCTTGTGGATTTGATCCAACAGGAACTGTTACTTATACTGATAAAGAAGTAGCAACAAAAAAATATGAAATCAAACATGAACTTTGTAAAGATGAGTTCCACCAAACATTCCAAGCTCAACAAGCAGGTTTATTTGGAGCAGCAAATGAGATTCCAGCAACTATTGCAGATGCAATCTTGTTAGCAATGGTAAACAACATGGGTGCTTTAGTAGACACTCAAATCTGGCAAGGTACTGGTGTAACAGGTTCATTTACAGGTCTATTGGCTCAATTTGAGGCAATTAATTCTGGTGTAATTGACATTGTTGGAACAGCATCAACAGTAGCAAATGTTCAAGCAGAACTTTCTAAAGTTTATCTTGCAATCCCAGAAGAAGTAGTTGGAGAAAGTGATATTATTATTGCAGTTTCACCTAATGTAGCAAGAAACTATAAATTATCACAAGTTGGTAACTATATGGTTGGTACACCAGTTGGAGACAAAACTTTAGATTATATTGGTTTGCCAGTTGTATCTATTGCAGGTCTTCCATCAAATACTATCTTGGCTTACAGAACTAAAAACTTATGTTTCTTAACTGGATTAGAAGCAGACTTAAACAATGTATCTATCAAAGATATGGATGAATCAGATTTATCAGGTAACATCAGAACTAAAATTGTATTCTCTGCTGGTGTAGGTTATTCATTTGGAAATCAAATTGTTTACTCAAGAGTATAATAAATTAAATATAGTGTAATATAAAGGGTCTGTAAAAAACTCAAGGTTAGAATAAAGGCCCTTCATATTATATTAAGAAAAAAAAAACTAAAACATATGGCATGTGACATTACAAAAGGTAAAGGTCTATTAGCATGTAAAGATGCAGTATCAGGATTAAAAGCAATTTATATTGCTAATTTTGATGAATATAAATTTACTACATCATCAACAGATGCAGGACACTTACTTACAGACATAGGTGATTTAGATGTTGTTTATAAATATGAATTGAAAAACTCAGGTAATACATTTACACAAGATATAACATCATCAAGAGATAATGGGACAACATTTTTTAATCAAACATTAAACTTTGTTCTAACAAAATTATCAGCAGAGATGGAGTTTCAAATTAAAATGATGGCTTGGGGAAGACCTCAAATCTTTGTTGAAGCAAACTCAGGAGATGTATTCTTAATGGGTAAAAACCATGGTTGTGAGATCTCAGGTAAAAGTGAGGTTCAAGGAACAATGGATTCATTAAATGGATATACTTTAACAGCAGTTGCTATGGAGAAAGATCCAATTTGGTATCTTACAGGTTCAGCATCAACTAATATGAAAGCATTAAATGCAACAGCATCACAAATACCAGGATAATAAACCTAAAATTATTTATAAAAAAGAGAACTCACAAGGTTCTCTTTTTTTATTTATTTACAAAACAGAACCCAGGTGTTTTTAATAAAAATAACAGAATATATGTCATTAAAGATAATTGAGATAAGTGGCGCAACAGGAGGAGACTATTTAACAGTTGATAATAATATAATCACAGTAGATAGTAACTTATATACTGCTGATATGACTATAAACCCAGACACAACTTACTTTTTAAGAGTTCCATATAGATTTTTCACAAGTGAAGTTAAATTAGTTATGTGGAGTGAGATTAAACAGGTTGAGACAATATATGAACTAACAGCAACACAACAGGATGGTATAATGGTATTAGAGTTCTACCACCAGTTTATTGATAATGAAACATTTGAAGTAAGAGTAACTGATTTAACAGATAAACTTATGTGGAGAGGTAAAATTATGGCAACAACACAAACTAATTTAGAAGATTATATCTTACATGTTGTTGATAATAATATAATAAAAATATAATTTAATATGAAGAAAATACATTTTATAGAAATGAATAAATATGTAAAGGTTGATATACAATCTTTACTTATATCAAGTAATAAATGGATTACAAATGGTGCTGATAATACTTACTTTTACACAGTAGAAGAAGCTTATTTAGGATCACCAACTAATCAATCTATTATTGATAACTTTACAAATTATATTTTAGGAGAAGGTTTAATTGATGAAAGTGGTTCAGTTGATGTTACTACTATTTTAGGTGAAGAAGATTTAAGAAATGCAGTTACAGACTTTAAGATGCAAGGTGCCTGCGCTTTTCAAGTGATATATAATTTTGGTGGTGGTGTAAATAAACTTTATTATATACCAACAAAATCATTAGCAGTAAATAAAGAACAAGACATTACAGATGATGTTACATCTTATTGGTATTCTTTTGATTGGAGATTTAGAACAAGATATAAACCACAAGAGTTCCCAGCATTTGGATATGGTAATGGATTAGAGACAGAGATACTTTATATTAAAAGACAATCTGCTCAACCAGTTTATGCCCTACCAGATTGGCAATCAGGTATTCAGTATTGTCAAACAGAAGAAGAATTATCAAACTACTATAACAAACATATTAAGAATAATTTTTCAGCAGGAAAGATTATCAATATAAACCAAGGAACAACTGATAGTGAAGAAGCAATGGAAGAAGCAGAACAAGCAATTTTGAGAAAAGTTACAGGTTCAAGTGCTGCAGGTAACACAGTAGTATCATTTAATGATAATTATGAGAACAGAACCACTGTGGAGAGTATTGAGATAACAGATGCATATTCTCAGTTCCAGTTTTTAAGTCAGGAATGTTTAGAGAAGATTATGTTAAGTCATAAGGTAAATGATAAAGCACTTTTTGGATTACCAATGCCATCAGGATTTAGTTCAGTGGCAGAACAAATGGTTCAATCATTAAAAATTTTATATAGAAGTCAAATCAATCCTATGAGAAAGATTTTAACAACAGGTTTAGAGAAAGCATTTAAGAAGACAAATCCTAATGTTAAATTAGTATTTGTTGATTATGAAGAATTAAGAGTTACAACACAACCAATAATAGAACAACCAATAGTAGAACCACAGACACTAAAAATGGCTGCTGAGAAGGTTAGTTTTGATTATGATGACACATTGACTACTGAAAAAGGAGTTCTTGCTTTAGAGAGAGCCTTAGCAAGTGGAAAAGTAGTATATATTATATCAGCAAGAGGAACAAAAACAGGTATGTTATCATTTGCTGATGAACATGGAATACCTTTTAACAGAGTATTTGCTACAAGTTCAAATAAAGCAAAGGTAGAGAAAGTTTTAGAATTAGGTATTGAAACACACTATGATAACAACCAAGATGTTGTAGATGAATTGCCAGGAATAGGTAAAAAAATATAATAGAAATATAATGGGATTACAGACAATTTTAATCAAACAAGATGAACTAACAAGAAATACTATTATAGGTGGTAATGTAGATGTTGATAGATACTTACAAGCAATTAAGGCTTGCCAAAATCTTTTAATAAAACCTTTATTAGGAACAGACTTATATAACAAGATAGTTGCTGATTTTGAAACAAACTCATTAGCAGGATTATATTTAGAATTATTTAATGATTATGTTAGTGAAATGATTATTCATGGTTCAGCAGAGATATATTTAACACAAGGTGCTTATATGGTTACTAATAATGGTATAACAAAAGGCAAGACAGATAATGCTGATAGTGTTACTAAAGAAGAAGTAGATTACTTAGTTCAAGCAAGTAGAAAGTTATATACTTTATATGAAGAACAATTTTTGAATTGGATTAAAGTAAATACTATACCAGAATATGATAAACCTTGTGGAGTTAAACACAGAACTTATGGATCTTGGTTTATCAAGAAAGGGAAATAATTGTAAATAATGATAAGAGGAGAATACAAAATTAAAGATAAAGATATAATAAAACTATCTAAACTTTATGAAGAAGTTAAAATAGAGAAGGAAAAAGAAAAAAAAGAATTAAAGGATGATAGTAATAAACACAGGAGCAACTGCTAATACAGGAACTGGTGATAAGTTAAGAGATGCTTTTATCATTGTAAACCAAAACTTTTTGGATATACAAAACATATTAGATGTGGTTTTAACTGATAGTTCTATTATACCTATTAGTCAAATTAGTGGATTACAAACTATATTAGATAATTTAAGTTATCAAGTTAGTTTAATACCAGGATTACAGGATGATATAAACTCAATAAACTCAACAATTTTTACTATCAATCAAACTTTGAACTCACAGAATAGTTCAATAAATGAATTATATTCTTTGGTGAATGATTTACAACAACAGATTTTTACAAAAATTGGTGAGGCACCTATTGATGGACAACAATATGTTAGACAAGATGCTGAATGGGTTGTATCAACAGGAGTAACATTTTCACAATTATTAGAAAATGTAACACCTGATGGTTATTTAGGTTTAAGATTACAACCTGCAAGTGCTTCTAATAATGGATTCTACATAAATAAATCTACAAATCAATCAGTTGGTTACTATGCAAGAAATACTGATAATGTAGGTAATGGTGCAGTGTCTGCACTTTATCTTGGTGGTTCAGGAGGTTTATATGATAACTATGTGAGTTTATTTCATGCAAATGCTGGTTACTCTATACCATATTTAAGAAACAAGAATGGTTTAATTTCAAATAATGATTTATTCTTTATTGGATGGCAAGGAGCATCATTTGATTTTGTAACAAGCACAGGCACATTTGGTAGTGAAACAAGTAAGTTTAGAATTACAAATAGTGGTACAGTTAGTATAGGAGTTACACCAAGTTTAGATAACACAACAACTGATATATTAGGTAGAAAAGCAGATGGAACAATTGTTAGAATTGATAAATCTTCTATTGTAGGAACAGGTATTACAGCAATAAATAATTTAGTTGGAACAACACAATCATTGGTAACAGGAACAGCAGGAACTAACTTTACAATTAGTTCAACTGGTTCAACACATACATTTAATTTACCGACAGCATCAGCTACTAATAGAGGTGCTTTAAGTTCAGCAGATTGGACTATATTTAATAGTAAACAAAATAACCTAAAAACTTTCAATAGAACTCAAGGTATTTATTACTTTGAAGAGTTTATGGGTTCACAATTGGGTACGTTTCCAACATCTTATGGTCAAGTAATTACATTAGCTGGAGGTGCAGGAGCTTTGTGTCAAAGTACTGGAACTATAACAAATAAGTCTAATCAACAAGGAGTTGTTAGACATTCAACAGGCTCTACAACTACTGGATTTGCAGGCTATACTTATGGAAATACAAATTTATTTTTAGGATTAGGAGAAATTAGTATTGAAACTTATGCTACAATAGATACCTTATCAACTGCTACAGATAGGTTTTTTACATACTTTGGATATGGTGTTCATTCTAATTGGACAAATAATCCAAATTGTATATTTTTTTCTTATGATGAAGGAGGTTCTCTATTTTTTAACCCTTTAAACGCAAGTCCAAATTGGAAATGTTACACAAGAACTTCAGGTGTAACAACTATGACAACTACGTCAATACTTGTAAATGCTCAACAATGGTATAAATTAAGAATAGATATTAATTCTTCAGGAAATGTTGTTAAATTTTATATTGATGGAATTTTAGTTGCTACACATAACACAAACATTCCAGCTACCACTGTTGCTATGAGTTTAATAAGTATTGTTAATAAAGTATCAGGAACAACAGCAAGAACAATGCAAACAGATTATTTTAATTATGAAGAAATCTTTACAAATGCAAGATAAAATATAAATTAGATATGATAAAATATAGATATACAATAGAAAATCAAATGGTAGAAGTTTTAGATATAAATGAAATACCACAAGGATTAGAATATGAAACAATTGAATATGAAGAGATAGTCTCACAAACATATTTAATACAAGAGGCTTTAAAAATAGATTTAGAATACACAGGACTTATATCTGACCTACTAAAAAAACACATTGAGAAACTGAGTCTTGATTCAATACCTATTCCTCAAGATGTTATTGATGAGAGAGATAGATTAAGAGCAGAGTGTAACCAGAAGATTTTAGATTTAGGAATAACTAATTTTAGTTACAGACAACAGAATATAAGATTATAAAAAAATAAAAAATAAGATATGACATTTAGTAATATAAATATAGGTTTAAGTCCTAATGATGGAACAGGAACTGTTTTAAGAACGGCTTTTCAATATGTTAATGATAACTTTGATGAGGTTAATACATTTATGTTATCACAAGTAACTGAAAGTTATTTAACAGCAACATTATCTAACTATGTAACAAATCAAGAATTAAATGATGTAGTTGAACCAATTGGTGTAGATATATCAACATTATTTACTTCTTTAGATGATAAAGCACCTTTAGTTCATACTCACTCAGTAAGTAATGTAACTGGATTACAAGGTCAGTTAGATGGTAAAGCAACTTTAACACAATTAAATAATGCCATAGCAGCATTAAATGATACAATAGCAGAATTAAACATTACTATATCAAATAAGATTGATGAAGCACCACAAGATGATAATAGTTATGTTAGAAGAAATGGAGAATGGATAATTTTGTAATATGGATAATACAGTATTAGTAATAGCAGCAGGGATAATCATTGGGATAATAAGTTATTTTCTAAATAGAACAATGAGTGAATTAGACAGAGTTAAAGATAATAGTGAGAAGAATACTATTAGAATTAGTTTAGTTGAGAATAATCATGTACATCTAACAGATAAGTTTGATTTGTTATATGAGGCAGTGCGTGATCTGACACAAGAGATAAAGAACTTAAATGTTAGATTAGCAAGTAAAAAAGATATATAAGTTATGATAAGATATAAAAGTATTAGTAGAGGACCAATAAATATGAAGTCATATAAAGGAACTGACTTAATAAAATACACAACATTAAAGAAGTGGAGAAATACAGCAAATAGTTCCAATGTAGATAAAGTAATGTTCAATGATGAGAGTAATGAATTGGTAATAAAGTTTAATGATGGTTCAATATATACATATTTTAATGTTTCATTTGATGTATTTACTAATTTAATTGAACCACTTGCATTGGCAAAAACTGATGGTGAAAATGAATATGGAAGCTGGTATGTTGGAAAACCTTCTGTTGGTAGTGGTGTTCATCAGTATTTAATAGATAGAGGAGTAAGTTATAAAAAAGGAGGGTCACTTAAATAATGAAGACAATAGTTCTAAGTTTGCAGGAAATATGGGAAGCCAGCAAGACAAAAGTTTTTAAGAATAAGAAGAAGTATTCAAGAAAAAATAAAAGAAAGAAAGACAAATGGAGTTACTTAAAAGATTAAAAGAACCAACACCACAATTTTGGAAAAATATACAAAATGTTGGTTTAGCACTTGGTATTATTGGTGGGGCATTTGTGGCATCACCAGTTGCTATATTAGTATCAATAGGTGGTTATTTAATAATGTGTGGATCAATAATTGCTGGTTTATCACAACTTACATCAACAGAGAGATAAACTTTAATATATACTATATGTTAAAGAAGAAATGTAAAATGTGTGAATTAGAATTACCAATAAGTAGATTCTATTTCTTAGGTTATTTTAAAAAGAGATGTGGTCAAAAAGCATATTCATCATATTGTAATGCTTGTAATAGTAAAAGAATTTATCCTAATAAAAAAAGTGGTAAAGAATATAAACCACATAATTCCTGGAATAAAAAGATTAGTAAAGAAGAGATAATAGTTGATGTGAGGTCAATATATCTTTTAGTAAAAAGAATTGAAATAAACCAATGTCAGGTGTCTTATATTGATAGTTTTAGATTAGTTGATGAATATACAAAAGTT